GGGGTTATCAACAACTGGAGATGATTAATAATCTCCTCGTAATTCATTTATACTTTCTTAGCAACCCACATGAGTTGTTGGTTTTGGAACGTCGTGGTGGTAGAACAATTCTTGATTAATCTCGCTGCATGAGCTTCTACGTCAGAGATAGTTGTGCTATACTTTTCAGCGCACACAGTCATGGCGTCCTGCCCATTGTACCACAACGGCACATCGAGTTCGAATCCATTTGCTTTCACGGCTTCAGCTACTCCGGGCAGCCCGCCGAGCATGAACAGGTAACTCAAGTTTCTTGCCCGAATGTTGATATCAGATGCCTCTGATACGCCATTTAGAACCTCGTGTTTCCTTTCTAGTCTTACGAAATCGGGGCTGCACTCGAGCATTCCATTACGATTTCTATAAACAAGCATTCGGAGGTAGCCGCCGACGATTTCGGATACTACAGGTTCGCTCACCATATTGTAATGCAAGGCACTGCCTTTCTTAATTTCTTGCGGGGTTAGGGCCACTTTTGATATGAGTAAATTGTCGTCACCTAAGCAGAGTAACAGGATCAAATTGGATCCCAATTTCCTCACCAATCTGTCACGGATGAGTAAATTCACTATCACGTTACCTATCGCAGTGGTTGCTTGACCAGTGTGACGGGCAGCATCACCAACAAAGCTAACGTTCATACCCTTAGCTCTCCAATTCCTGTGAACAGTCCTCCAGAGGTCCACAATTACTGGATTGCCACCTAATTGTTTGTAAATTTCCATCTCTGTGTCCAGAAGGATGTTATCTGTTTGGCGATCCTGTTTCTTACAGTCGTCTTCGATGAATACTACAGGTTCAGTAATATGATTCAGAATCGCATTGAGCTGCTGTGGCGTCAATCCGTCTGTATATTTGTACTTTGGTAACAGACAATATTTCAAGTTGTCCTTGATCTGTTTGAACATTGGGGCAAAAATGGCTGTTATTCCTTTTCTTTGCCATACAATTAGTCGGACTCTTTGTTCATCCAACGTCTCAGGCATGCCAATAGCGGACTCCAATGTTGCGGCAACGTCTTTCATACGTGACTCCAATTTCATATGAACATTAACGTTGTGAATCTTTCCTAGTTCCAATCCCAATGTTAGAACTTCGATAATTTCATTCAGTATAGACTGTGGACCAGGTCTTTCCTTGAGCCATTCAATAGTAGCTCGAAAATCTAGGGTTGCCGTAGGTAATCCACTGATCTTTGCTCTATCGCAATACAAATTCATGAAGCTCTTGGCGTCCTCCACCGGAGAATGCTGATACTTCCTTAGAACTAGTTTCTTCCCAAACAAGTCGGACACGGCTTGGGTATCTGCCATGAATCGTTTTGTTTGTGCTGATTGTCCATGTGAGGGATACTTCACCATGAAATCTTTGCGGATAGATTTGACTCCAGCCATGTTATTCTTAATCGTCAACTTGATATAATCATTCGGTAAAGGGATTGTTGGTACCATCATGCCGGTGTTATCTTCCCAATAATTGATGATTTCCGGGCGAACTAGCTTGGTAGAAGGGATCAACTCTGGCCCGGAGCTTGAATTTGGTCCCACTATTAGATCAAATCTGCCGTGGTCACTGTAAGTTCCGGTAACCGGGGTGACCCATCGCGCATCAGTTGTATCAACCAAGCAGTCGATTGACATGAGTTGTTTAATTTCATCCTCGTTGGGCTCATATTGTTTACTGGATGATAAATCCTTGCGATGCAAGTCAAATACATGCTTTATATTGTCACCAGGCATCGCTTCTATTAAAATGTTTTCAGGGTCATCACCAAATCCCACCACTATGATGTTATAGTCAAAGCAAGAAGGTTCGTGTGATAGCGTGGTGTCATGCCATGCATATTCAGAATCCCCTATAAAGGAAATTAAACTAGTAGTAACATAATACTGAGTGTCGTCATCCAGCCAGGTAGGCGCTTCAATGAAGGAAGCTGCCAAATCTGCTCTGATTGTCATTCCGGATTGGCTTGATGTCTGGTAGTCGGTGGGGAACACGCGGTGCCTCACTAAACTGGGTCTGTTGCCACTCCTTACGGTGTCGTAATTTTTGAATCGCTTGAGTATATCTTCTGCAACGTTAATGGTCACTGATTTAGTCAAGCATTTGTTTACTGCGTCATCCAATTCTTGGTCATATGTGTGGCATCTGAGAACTGGTCGACCCCCATGAATGTTTAACCTAACCACACCGTCATAGGCTAATAATGGCATCCAATCCTCTGGCATCAAGTCAGATGAAACAATGTCAGTGAACCGGTTTGACAAGGTAAGGAAATCTGGGCTGTTGTGGTGGTTCACGCCGTCGTAGTTGAACACGAGTAATTTCTTCGCTGAGTGGTTACGGAAAATATTACTTAATTCAGGTTTGTGTTTTGCCACCCACGAAGCATCTTGCAGTGTGACAAGTCCTAGAGTTGGTACTGACTCGGCTCTTTCGCTCCTAATCTTCTTGACAAGATGTTCATCCACCTTGATTTTAGTAGGGAACAACATAGTTGGGTCCGTGCCTTCCACATACTTGACTACTGGCCTGCCGTCGTACAAAGTACAAATTGTGGGCTTGAAATCAACCCCATCGGTCAAGCAGTAGACGTAACCTGGTTCAATGTAGTGACTGGTTAGTATTGAAGTTGCCGTAGATACGTGGTTGGTTGGGATTGGCCTACCTTCACGACTGAGAATGATATCGAGCCTACCTTGTAAGCGCGTGATTAATGCTTGTTTCAAATCGTCATCTATAGTGATTGGGACTCCACCCGTCTCCAGCTTGCCGTAGTTGATTGGATCAATAGATGTTTCATCTTTCAGCTTTACTGCTAGTTTGTCGATAACAGATTCCATGGTTGGGTTTATGTAACTTACCTCAATCATGTGTAAGTATCCAGTATCTTGTGGTAATATGCGATAAAAGTGTATTGGTTGATCTTCGTGGAATATACATCCAATGTTTTCAGACCTAGTGTGTATGTGGTAATTAATCTGTAAACAATGAAGGGCGCATCTGATGTCCTCGATAGATGCCAATGACTCTAAATTGAAGTAATGATCTAATTTGTCTTTGACCACAGCACGTTGATCCTCTTTGACTGCTTCTAAAATAGTTGCAGACGAGCATCCAACGACTACTTGGGGGTTGAAAACAACTCTTTCTAGGTCCATGTTAGTCAGCTTGAAAAACGTGGGAATTGCTTTGGTTGACGGTATGCCCGTAATGAAAAACATGGCACCAGTGGATTTAATCTTACCCTGTAATTCGTCTGAATTTGGCTGGAACTCGCGGCTATTGGAACCGATCATTGGGTCGATTGACCGTACTAAGTCCCAGGTGCTATTGACGTCCTTGGCTGACTTTACAATAATTGGCAAAGGCACAGCAAATCCATCCAATAACGGCTCTATGTCGTCGAGCAACAAATTATCAAGTCGTTGCATGTTCTCAGTAGTTAAGCCATTAGTCGAATACGGCACTCCTTTCTGTCTGCTAAAGATTAGCTTGCTTATTTCTAGGCGTGAAAAGCAAGCTTCATCAATGCCATAAATTTCATGATAGAAATGGCCCGTAGACATTAGCGCAAACTGGTTGTGCCAAGATAGGCCGTCGGTATTAACGTATCCATCCAAGAAGGGACTTGGGGTTGACCAGGGGCCAATTACTGTATTCGTTCGATGTTCCACCTTATTAGCTACAAATTCACTTGCGAGGACATGGAGTCCCGGTCTACCGCTATGGACAAAGATCGTTTTGCCATGTAAGTAATTGATTAACATGACTCTCAGACAAGCACCAAGCCTTCCCGGATCCTTGTTGAGTGGAATACACTTAAAGCCTATCGCCTCCAAC